TTCTAGTGTAAAAACTAAAGGCAAGACAAGAGAGGACTGTGATAGTCCCCTCATGTCGAGCAAGTAGTTTCAGGTGTGTTACAAAGCGTCAGAAACTGCTTGAGGGATACTAGGAGCCACATTTTCAGCCTCCAGATCATCCTCTGCACTACCGAAAATGTTCAAGATGCTTGCCTTTGCAGCCTTTGCAATCTCGGCTTTTACCGGAGCTAAGCTGTTGAAGCGAAGTTCCTGTAGTCCTGTTGCAGTGGAAAGTTGAAGCTCATAAGCAGCATCAATGAACTGTCCACGTGTGTAGTCTGGACTTCTAACAATAGCTACAGCAGTAACAGAGTTCATGATCTCACGAGCATACTTAGCCTGTTCTCCTGATAACATCAAGCTGTCAAGAGCAGTCTTAACTCCTTGCTCATCCAGTCCTTGAGGATTGAAGCCAACACTAACAGCAAGCTGTCCTACTAACTGTAAAGCCCATTGCTTACGAACAGCAGTTGTAGCAGCAATGTTCAGCAGATAGTATCCACGAACACTGTCGTAATGACAATCACTAGCAGTCTTAAGGCGACTAAATCCTGCACCAGAGAATGCTGGTCTTGAGTTAACAATGTTGAAGATTGTTCCTACTGAGATCTCAGCTTCTGAAGCTTTACCTGTTTGAGCCTTAACTGCAATTGACGATTTGAATTCTTGAAAGTTCATTGTACGTTCTATTAAGGCGGGCACCATTACCCGCAAACTAGAGTAGGGGGGTTGAGGTAAGGTGGTACCACGCGCCCGGGACTTCTTTGGAATTTCAGAACTACGCGCTTATAACACGATACCCTTTCCATAGACGAGGGGGGCTTCTTCTCTACAGGTAAGAGAGGGGACTTGTTTCCGGAAGAGTTATAACTTCTCATTCGATAAGAAGGGTTAGAGGCTTCGCCATCCCTTAATAAGAAGAAGAGAGAAACTATTGAGAATCCTATTCTAGAGTATGTTAGGGCACTTTTAGTCTCTTTTTTCCGTACAGGGTGGTATTGCCAGTTGTCATATATGACAAAAAAATTGTCACGGATCAATTATTTTCGTATACTTGCACTGCTATGGAAATAACATATAACGATATAACAGCCATGATAGTAGATGAAGAAACAGGAGAAGTCTTGAAGGGAGCAGGCAGTACCACTAACTACTGCATGATCTTCTGGGAAACAGCAGGAGTTCTTATCGGTAAAGAATCATCAGCAGTAACTCTAAGAGTATTCATGGAGATATTAAACAAAGTAGAGTACAATACAGGGAAGATCTTCTTTGGAGCAGATATGAGAAAAGATATAATGGAAAGACAAGTGCTAACACAGTCTCAATTATCAAAAGCCATTGCTACATTAAAAGAAAAAAGCATAATCATGGAAACCACAGATGAGAGACTGATTATAAACCCACTAGCAGCTTGGAAAGGCTCCATGTCCTCAAGAGAGAAATTAATTAATAGTCCTAAAGTTATAATTACAGCAAGATCTAAAGAGTGGGAGTAATGGGAAATAGCATCATAGAAGCTCAGATAACCCTCAAGGAAGAGCAGGAGAAGCTAGTGTGGCAGTTAGTAGAAAAGCTTAATAAACAAGATGATGATCTGAAAAGAAGATTACAACACTTAGAAGGGTACATAGAGTTTTGTAAACGATTCACAAAAAACTAATAAACAAGATATGGCAACTATACAAATCAATGGAGTAACCATTACTGGGAACTCTATACAATTCGAGAATGGAAAGATCATTGTAGATGGAAAAGATGTTACTAAAGACTATGATATGGAGGACTCTGTCAAGTATGAAAATGGCAAGACCAAGATCAATGATAATATTAGTATAGGAGGTATTAACGCATCAGATAAATAAATAAATAATATGGAAGCACAAGTAAGAATAAACACACCAAAAGAAGCTCTTGATCAGATAGTGGAAATCCTATTACCATACGCTGTAACAGTACAACAGGAATTACTGCAAGGGGTAATAGAACATGTAGTACAGGTTGCCGAAAGAGAACTTGAAGTTCTACAAGATCATATTGATCAATCATATGCTGTTAAGCAGAAGATTATAAGTTTTGCAGGACAACTACACCATGGAGCTGAGGCTGCACACAAGATGTTAGCAACTGTAGACAGTAGACCAAGAGAAGAATCTAGAGCTATGCTAGCAACAACAGCAGCAAGAAACTACTAAAACTATGGAAGAGACAGTAACAATTAACCTGGAAAGGTATGAAAAGTTAAAGATGGCTAGTAAGAATTGGGATGATACAAACAAGTACCTAAACGCACTCCTAAAAGAAGCGGGAGCAGGTACTCCCAGCAACCCAGTTGGGGATCTACTAGCTCAGAAGATTGGATATGCACTATGTATTGCAAATGGAGTACCAGTCATTAAGAAATAGAAGATGGAAAGAAACTGGCAATTAGTAGAAACTCTGGAGAATATTGGTAATAAGACTAGTATGGGAGGAGCATCAAGAGTAGCAATCGACAAAGTCAACAAGAAGTATATGGTATTCATACCAGCAACCGGTTTTAAAGTATTTGACTTTAACCCTACAATTGGAGAAATAACATTAGAAGGAGCTACAGAAGAATTCATGGATATCAAGACCTACTCAGAGGATATGACAATTCTAGAGGTTACAAGAATAATAGCTAACATAGTAGATACAAATAAAACAGAAGTATAATGGAAAACAAAGAAGTACTAACAACAGGCCCAATTCAGATGGAATCAGTAGTGCGCGTAGCCTATGGCCATGGAAAACCAAACGTTCATCGTTTGAATACACAAGATACAGATTATGAAGGTGGTGGAGCACACCAGTATTGTTTCAACAAGATGTTCAAGAACGAAGAAACAGGAAAGATGGATTTTACAGAATCTGTAACTCCTATTATTAGGTTTGTTCAAACTCTTTCAGATGGAACTACTATTGAGGGAATCACTGATGAGCAGTTAATGATCTGTTTGATCGACAGAATGACACGTCTAAATAAGAGATTCCCTTCTCGTGAAGGAGCAATCGCTATCACTAAACTCCAAGAAGCTCTTCACTGGAGAGAAGAAAAACAAGAGAAAGAGAAGATCGTGGAGTATTAGCTAAGTTGGAGAAGTAGTTGGTTATTCATAGTTTAGCAGAAAAAACGAAATGGGACAAAACTACAAGTCAAGAGACATCAGGGATGTGTCTGACAAAGAAGAGTGGTCGGACAAACCGACTATTGAAGAAAAGAAACCTATCATGTTAGGTTCGGAAAACCTATCTTGGAAACAAGTGGTTAAGGCTCTAATCTGTGGGGCTACACTGAAACTTCCAGAGTTTAAATGGACTGTGAGAGCTGTTCATCATTTAAACAAAGAGGGTGAAGTAGGACATGTGATTAGAATGTACTTTGCTGATGGAGTAACCTCAGACACCTTGTGGCTAGAATACATGTTACGAGATGATTGGGAAGTTGTTGAGGAACAAAAAGAAGTAGAGGCTGAATAATGAGTATCAGTATCAGACTTAACAAGGAAAAGCATCAGTCATTCTATCAGTATTGTATTTACTGTAGGAGAAACTGGTGCTTCTCTTGGTTCTTAGGGGAAAGAATAGAAGAAGCACATTGCAATTGCTGTGGTAGACAGCACAAAACAGGAAGATTATGTTCTTAGAATTCGAAGAAGAATCGCATAAGTATTTTATACCGGGTATACAGAAGAAGTTTACATCTGTAACTACCATAGTTAGCAGCCTTAAGCAGCCATTTGATGCTGAAAAGGTGGCTAAGACCTATGCAGAAAAGCATGGGCATACTCCTGAGTATTGGGTAGAGAAGTGGGATAAGAAGAGAAACGATTCTTGTGAACGAGGAAGTACCTACCACAAGATGAAAGAAGATCTAGTATATAACTGCGGAGTTGATAATAAAGGAGGAAGATTATATACGACTATAAACTGGGAACAGAAACTCAGAATGAACACTAGTCACTCAGAATTACCTGATGGGGTATACCTAGAACTAAGAATATGGTTGTTCAGATTAGGAATCTCGGGTACGATTGATAAGGTATACATCACTACAGAAGGAAAAACTAGATACGTAGATATTGAGGATTACAAAACCAATGAGAAAATAGACACCGAGAGTCATAAGTTCAGAGATGGAAACTATAAAATGATGAGAAGTCCGGTAAGTCATCTCATGGATTGCAACTTCAACCATTATCAACTACAGTTAAGTCTATACGGATACATCCTAGAGCAGTTTGGTTATACAGTTAGAAGTCTTACATTGCGGCATCAAGGTCATGAACCATTCGAAGGAGTTGGAGAACCAAGTTTGAAGCCTTACATTTGTTCATATCTAAAGAAAGAAGTTAAAGATATTATCAACACACTATAACATGAGCATAGATAACAAAGAAGTAACAGAAGAAAAGGCTATTGTACTAACAGACCAACAAGCCGCAGATTTCTACCAAGCCTTAGTACATGATACTCTAGATGTAGTTAGGACAGTACACAATAAAGCAGTTCCAAAGTATAAAGTCTCCTTGGAGATTATTCCAGGAATGACCCCATTCGAAACCGGGAAGACGGTTGCCGAGATCAGCCTAAAGGTTCAACTAGGTATCAATGGTTCTAGACGTATTGTTCACTCAGTAGCTGTCAACGTGGAAAGAATGGAACATATAAATGATCCTGGAGTAAAGCTGGTATTGTATAAGAAACTACACCAAGAATTAATGCACACAGCTCTGCTGTTCCACATCACCAAACAAACAGAGGAAGATAACATCTTAGTTGGAGCACAAACAGATAAGTAATGTTGTATAAAAGAATACTCAGGAAGTTACTAAAAGGCACTAACCTAAAGCTTGGTAAGTGGGATATTATTGGTTGTGATGGAAGAAAGTACCCGATAATCAATGAGAGGGCATTGATAAGAGCTTCTAATGAAACAGTAATACCAGAGAAAGAGATAGAAGAATATATTAGTTACTTCTGCCACTACACCAAGAACTATATAACTGCTGAGTATTCTACTATTAACATCCCATACATGGGAAACCTAAAGCCCAGATACAAGAGAATACGATACATGAAGTGGCTTGCAGTTATAGCAGCGACTAATGGCTATGTTCCAAAGCGTGGATCTATAGAAAGAGATCTGGCATACAAAACAATACTACTAAAAGGTAATAAACATGGCACTCAGGTTACTAACAATGGGGGAAGATTGGAAGATCAAGATTCCGAAGGAAGACATGATCTTTACGATACTGGAGTTTAAGGAGATAATTCGTAGGGACAAGGGTGGAAAGATAAAAGGAGATTACAGAGGGGATCTGAAGTTAAAAGCTATTAGAGACTTTACATTCATATACCACTATGCTGATCCTAGATCGGCATTTTCTGGTTATGATGAAGATGAGAGGATAAAGATTGCATGTGAGACTGCTGAGTTAGATGTAGTAGAGGTAGAAGCAGATGAAACATTATGGCTAGCAGTTGATAAGTACAAACAGATACTTGAAGATTACAGCCCAATGATGAGCACCCTCAGAGCTGTTAGGAAAATGAATACGCAACTCAAGAAGTACTTCGAGGGTATTGATTTTGATGAGAGGGATAAGAAAGGATCTCTAGTATACAACATCGCTAATGTTATGGAGTCTGTTAATAAACTTCCTGGACTTCAGAAGACTATCTCACAAGTAGAGAAAGATGTTATTGATTCTCTAAAAGATGCTAGTGGAGGTATTCGTGGTGCTAATGAAAAGACAGAGAATGATGACCGTAAGATCGGCAGGAAATTCAGTGAAGCTAGACATAACCCTCTCAAGACCGAGGAAAAAGAAGAACAGGATATATTTGAAATGTAGTTATGGAGTTATACAAAGGACTAGTAAACTCTCAGTACTTCAAGGAGGCAGCTGTTGATTTCAAGAAGAATACTGGGAAGTATACCAGAGCCCCAAAAGGAACTAGAGAGTATACTCAGTATTGGGATATGCAGGAAAAGAGATGTGAGATGGGCCATACTGTTGGGGGTATGTGGATTCCGGGAAGATATTACTTCTATCTGAACTTCACACCAATCATGAAGGTATCAGACGATATTCTCTTCAAGGATAAGAAGTCCTTTGCAGAAGCAATGGGAGGAAAGAATAAAGTGCAGGAGTTTCCTAACTTCTGGGAAGTACAACATGATTGGTGGAATTACAAATTTATAGCCTGGAATGGTGGAACCTATAATGGTATTGTAAGTCCAGGATCTTTAAACATGAGTTGTGTTAAGACTCGTCAAGCTGGTTGGTCATACCAAGAGGCTGCAGATGGAGTTTTCAATTATACATTCTACGATGATAGTAATTCTTACTACTTCGCATCTAAAGACGAGTTCCTAACCAAGGATGCAATTCTCAACAAGGTCCAAGTCGATCTGGACTGGTTAAAGCTACATACTCCTTGGGGAAAGACTCGTCAAAAGAAATCTACCATTATGCATCAGAAAGCCAGTTATGTAGAACTGGATGGTATGGAGAATGGTACCTTTTCCCAGATCATGGGTATCATTGTAGATGATCCACAGAAAGTCCGTGGTAAGTCTGGGATGAAGATCACATTTGAAGAGGGGGGATCTTTCAAGAATCTTAAGACTGCTCTTGCGGTATCATTAGCCTCTACTCGTGAGGGCGGATATGCTACGGGTCAGACTTCAGTTTTTGGAACCGGCGGCGAGGAGGGAAAAAGTATAGAAGGCCTTACAGATGTGTTCGAGAACCCGGAAGCTTATGATATGCTTGCGTTTCCAGCTGAGAGATATGATGAAGAGTTAGAAGGTCAGACATGTGGATACTTCGTACCATGTTTCATGGCCAACTCTATGTTCATAGACCAGCAAGGTAATGTAGATGTAGACGCAGCTATAAAGTATGATGATGAACAAAGAACTAAGAAAGCCAAACTTAGTGACCCCAGAGAACTAGATCTCCGTAAAGCAGAGTATCCACGTAATGCAAGAGAGGCTCTTAAACGGCTATCTCATAACAAGTTCCCAACAGCTTTAATAGATCAACAGATCAAGTTCATAAAGTCTAACAGTAAACTCCAGTCATTTATAAGACATGGAGAATTATTAAGACTTACAGGTAAAGGAGAAGAGGGCAAAGGAGAAGAGAAGATTAAGTTCGATCCAGATCCTAAGCACCCACCAGTAATAGAGTACCCACACAAGAAGACCGGAGATGTAGACCTTACCGGGTGTATAACTATTTATGAGAAACCATTCAAAGGAGAAGATGGTATGGTTCCAGATGGAATATACCAAGTAGTTGTAGATACATTCTACAATGAAGATGCCGAGGATGTTACGTCTCTATATTCAGTATATGTTCTGAAACAACCAAACCCATACGATAACTCATTTACAAGACTTCCGGTAGCTTGCTACAATGGTAGACCTAGTGAACTGGATCATGCACATGAACAGGCAGTATTACTAGCCGAGTATTATAACGCCAAGATACAGTCAGAGGTTGCTGGTGGTGGTCGAGATCTTGTAGGTTATTGTAAACGTAAGAAGAAACTACACCTGTTGTGTTACGAGATAGAACTTGTGTACAACAAGGAGATGGAGCGTAATCAAAAGAATAAATCCTTCTTCATGAACATGGCAGGAGAAACACCTGCATTAGGACTTAAGTACCTCACAGAGTGGATAGTGGAAGTTAGAGGTATTGATGAAGATGGTAAAGATGTTCTTACTATACATAGGATATATGATTTGGGAGTATTACAGGAAATGCGTAAGTTCAACGACGTAAACAACTTCGATAGACTATCAGCATTGAGAATAGGAATGTTTATGCTGAAGGAAAATCAGTTGATGGAAATAGAAGAAGAGGAAACACAGGACAAGAACAGTATGTTCAATAGACCACTATTTGCAGATCATTCTGCAAGTTCAACTGCTGAATATACGACGATGTATTAATTTCAAAACTAGAATGTATATTTGTCAGCATGTACGATAGCACCACATTTTCTAGACCGCGCCAGAGAGTAGGCAACTCAGTTCGTAGAGCCAAAAATTACCAATGGTATAAAGACAATGCAGACTGGTGTATAGGCCAGTCAAGATTTGCAGCATTCACGGAATCAAATGGTACCCCATCTAACAACAATGCCGGGTATTCAGATGACCTATTAATGTACAGGATGTACAACAATAAGTTTCCTATGAATCTGTTCGATCACGTAACAGACCCACTAAGCGCTGTCAATCCAAACCACAAGAAGTTTCCTTCCAAAATACGCCCGGTCAACATGCTTCGTACCAACATTGACCTGCTATACTCTGAATATAGGCGTAAACCGTTCTTCTTTAATATCTACAATATGGGGGAGACTGGATACAACCAGTTTCTTGAGGAATTAGATGAAGGCATAAAACAAAACCTTACACAGCATTTCATACAGATAGCTTGGGAAGCTGCTCAAGCACAGGGGCAGGATATAGGTATTGACAATCCACCACAACCAGAATTACCAGAAGACTACGCATCTAAGTTCAAGCAAGGATACAAAGATCTTGTAGCATCTAATGGCAAAGAATGGATGGATCAAGAGATTGCAACACAGCATATCAGACAGGAACAGTTCAAGATGTACAAGGATTGGTTGATAGTTGGGAAATCATATTCAGGGAAAGGTGTGCGGAGATCTCAGTTCTGGTACAAGAAAGTATCCCCATTAAACATTGACTATGATAAAAGCCCGGATCAGGATTATGTAGAGGATGGAGATTGGGTATCAGTTGTGTACTACATGACTGGTTCTGATATTGTGGATATGTTCTATGATTCTGAACTGACTAAGAAGGACTGGGAAACCATAGACGGAAAAAGTCTTAGTTCACCTGAAATGTTCTCAGAACATCTTCAAGGATTATATACGGAGAATTGGGGTAAGATACCAGTATATCATGTTTGCTTTAAGACATTGGTAGAAATGGTAGAGGTAACCAGTGTAGATCCAGAAAACGGGGAACTCACAAAGCAATTTATAAGTAAAGATGGATACACTCCAGCAGAAGGGGAATCTTATGAATCAATGTGGGTAAATGAAGTACATGAAACTTGGAGAATAGGAGAAGACATCTATACAGATATGGGCCCTATTCCAGTTCAGCGTTCAGAAATGAATAACTTCTCTACCTGTAAACTGCCTTATAATGGAAGAAAATTCTCAGATACACACTCTGATAATATCTCTCCTATGGGACTAGGAGTTCCTTATCAGATCATGTATATGATCGTAACCTGGAAGTTAGAAGAGATGATCGCTAAATCCAGAGGAAAGATTATCATGATGGATAAGAATGCTATTCCAAAAGATAAAGGATGGGATGAAGAGAAGTTCTTCTACTATAGCTATGCTCTAGGATGGGGATTACTCAACAGAGCACAAATTGGTGTAGATAAAAGCTATAACCAATACCAAGTTATAGATATGAGTATGTACGAAAATATCGAGCAGCTCATAAGTCTACAGAAGTGGTGTGTATCTGAATGGGATAATCTGCTAGGAATAACATTCCAACGTAAAGGAGGGACCTATGCATCAGAAACTGCCACCAGTAATCAAGCATCTATTAGCCAATCTTCAATGATCACTGATATGATTACCTCTCTATTTGAGGAGTTCATAGAAAGAGATTTACAAGGAATGCTAGATTTCTCTAAATTCTGTAATATTGAAGGAACTAGAAGAATGTATAACCGTTCTGACTTTACAATGGGAGTACTTGAAATAGACCCTAACAAATATGCAATGGCAGAATTAGGGTTATTCGCTGGATACTCTGCAGACCGTGAAGCTGAACTGAATACCATGAAGCAACTTACACAACCAATGCTTCAGAATGCTGCTAAACCATCTACTGTTCTAGAAGTTCTTACATCTAAGAGCAGTTCAGAACTCATGGCTAAGTTGAGAGTTATAGAAGATATACAGGCACAGCAAGATCAGGCATTAGCCCAAAATCAAGAAGAAGCAAACGTAGCTGCAGATGCAAGAGCTAAAGAGTTCGAAGGTTATAAGTCAATGCTGAAGATCCAAGAAATGGATGAAGAGTACAAACTCAAAGAAAATCTAGAACTTACTAAAGGAGATATTCTATTAACCTCAACTGGAATGGCAGATACAAATCTTAATAACATCCCGGATATCAACGAGATAGAAAAAAGAATGCATAATAGAGAAGAGAATGTAAAGAATCGTACATTTGAAACAGCTAAGATTATTAACGAGAATACTCAGAAGGAAAAAGATAGAACTCTCAAGAGACAAGAGATTGCTTCTAGAGAAAAGATAGAGAAAGAAAAAGCTAGAGTAAGCTTAAAGAACAAAGTAGCAGGCGAAAAGTAAACTAACAGACAACAATATAATGAGCGGATTAACCACACTTGCAGATTTGGATGATGACTTGGATAACAACCCAATGCCATCACCTACACCCCCAGCTCTGGTAGAGCCAGAGCCACCTAAACCAATAGAGATAGTACCACCACACCCAGATGATGTACTACCTGATATTACAGATCTTCCTGCTCCAGATCCGGAATCTGATCCAGTAGATTCTGTTGATCCGGTAACAGATTCAGAGCCTGATGGAGATGATGCACCATACTACGATGCAGTAGATGCTTTATGGGGTACTCCTTTAGATGTAGATTATGGAGATATAGAACCTGAGACTCCAGAAGGATCATTCATTCGTGAAAAGGCTATTGCTAAACGTGCAGTAGATTCTTTTGAGGAATATATAAAAGAAAGTGATCCACGAGCTTATGCCTATATGCTACACAGGCGTAACGGTGGCTCTGACGAGGAGTTCTTAAGTACGGCAAAAGAAGATCTTCCAGATTTGGAAAGATTGCAAGAAAGTGTAGATTTGCAGACAAGAGTTTACACTCGATGGTTAATTGAGAAAGGAGCAGGAGAAGACGAGGCTAATGCTGTAGTTCAAGCTGCTGCTAAAAATGGTAAACTAGTAGAGAGAGCAGAGGTAGCTTGGAACAGTTGGAAACAACAAGAAGCTAACTATCTTAAAGATATTCAGGATAAGAACAACGAAGATGAAGTTACATTCAGAAGGAGTGTGGCAGAATTCTCTGAGTCTTTGAAAAAAGCAATAACAAACCCGGAAGGTAATCTACAGATACCAGAGGCTAAGAAAGCTGAATTTATGCAGCACATGAAATCTCTAGTTAAGTATGATCCGGAAACAAAGGTTTTTAGTATCGTACAGGAAATTGATCCTAAGAACTTGGGTAAACTGATTGATAAAGAATTCCTTGGATTCACCAAGGGAGGACTTAAAGATCTGGTAGAAAAACAGGCAGGAGTACAGGTGGTTAAACGTCTAAAAGCAAAAGTACAACAGGGAGATGCAAGAAAAAGACCTTCAACGGTTGCATCAGTAGATGATACTTTCTTAGCATTAGGCGATTTGTAAACACTAAACTTTAAATAAGATGTCAGTATATTCACCAGCACTACGATTCCAGGTGCAGCAAACTACCTTCGATCCAAAGTCGATGTTGGATGAAACCAACTTCTACAATCAGAAACAAGGTAAGCCTGCAGAGTTAACTAAAAAGTTGACCTATATCCTGGGTAACTCCACAAGGGAGTATCCTTTATCTACCATGACAATGGGGGGTATAGGTTATAACAAGGCCATGAAAAATACAGTAGTAGAACTAGATGATATCCAGTTCAGCTATCCTGTTATTGGCCGTATGACAAAACCTATGGTATTGTCAGGTAACTCATTTTCTGGTACTCCAGGTATTGGAAATACAAAGTTCAAAGTCTTAGCAACAGATAATGTTGCCAAACGTTTCTACACTATTCAATCTCCTCGTGGTGTACAATTGTATATTCACGACGAAGGCCGTCCGGTTGGAAAGCTTTGGGAATACACTGTTGAGTTAGACCCAGCAGGTCCTTCAGACTTTTGCCCACTGTCAGAATTAGTAGAAGGAGTAGCTTGGGGTATCATCAATACTTCAGTTGCTCGTTCAGAGTCTCGTTCTACAGAATCATACATGGCTGTACCAGGTAACTTCAAAAACCAAATGGGTATCATCCGTGGTGGTTTCTCTTGGGCTGGTAACGTAACCGAGAAAGTGATGAGAATCACTGTTGGTATGGTAGACGTTAATGGTAAGAAGAAAGAGACCAATGTATGGATGGACTATGCCTTCTGGCAGTTTGAAAACCAATGGTTACGTCAAATCGAGCACTCTTTATGGTACTCTCGTTATAATCGTCAGGCTAATGGTATTGTTACCTTGAAGGACGCATTAACCAATAAGGAAATTCCTCGTGGCTCTGGTTTGCTTGAGCAGATCGTGAACAAATCTACCTACTCACGTTTGACTTATGACTCACTGTCTAACAAGATTGGTGATGCTCTATTTGGTCAATCAGATACAGCAGGTATGTCAATCACACTTCATACAGGAACTGGAGGTCGTCGTGAATTCCACCGTGCAATGCTTGCAGCTGGAGCTACCTTCTTATCAGACTTTGCTAACGTAGCAGATAAGTTTGTAACGGGTACCGGTTACAACTTGATGTTAGGAGGTTTCTTCGATGGTTTCTACCATATCGATGGATACACCATTAAGGTGAAACACAACCCAGTGTTCGATAGCGGTGAAGTAGCAGTTGCTCAACAAGCGTCTGGTTACACCCACCCAGAATCTGGTCTTCCATTAGAGTCGTATCGTATGGTATTCATTGACGATGCTGACTATGATGGTCAACCTAACATCCAAATGGTAACTGAGAAAGGTCGTCACTTCCAACATGCTGTTAAAGCTGGTATGGTAAACATGCCTAAGACTCTTAAGATCCTTGGAGGTTTCGAAACAATGAATGAGAGTCAAGCACAACTAGTTTCTGATGAGCAGGATAAAGCTCACTATATGCGTTTGAAAACCTGTGGTGTACAAATGCTACGTGGAAATCGCTGCTTCGACTTACAGTGCGTTGCTGGTTGGTCATAAGATTTAAGTAGTATATACAAGAAGAACTGTTAGTGCTTCTTTGTTAGCCCTCAAGCGTAATAACTTGGGGGCTTTGTTTTGTCATACTGCATCGTTACATTTGCCTAAACAAAAAACATTAACAGATGGCAAATATTGTTCACAAGAACAGCAAGATCGTTTTCATAAAACGAGCGGCTGTGTTTGCTCAAAGAGCACAAAGTCCTGAGATTGAGGAGTATTTCTCAAATGCAGTGAGAGAATTAGGAAGTTATTGGGCTGGAAAAGGTTCTACAGAAGTAGGAACTGGCCTAACAATCGGAGAGCGAAAACTCTTAATGCCTTGGATTATTGACACTGAGGATACAGATCGAGAGTTTAAAAAGAAAGTATCTGACTACTTCCATGCTCTAACCACTAAGGTAACAAGTAAGGGTGTTAGTCTAGAAATCGGACTAGAAATAAGTAATGATGAACCGGTATCGGCTACTAATATGCCAATATCTGTATCTGATTATGTAAAATACAAACACGCCTGTAGTCATCCAGATGTAGTGCTGAGTAAAGAAGACGCTGCAGGAAATCAACTTGCCAAGTTCTTCATCTACGACCCTACACTGGTGAGCAGAAAGTCAAAAGAAGAAACAGATCTTCAAGACAAAGCATTGCTATTGTACTTGGAAGTAAAAGTAGATGGTAAAAAAGTTACGCGCCTATTGAAGTTACAAGGAGTAGATCCTCGTCCATTATCTGCTGATGAGCGTATAGAGCGTTTGAAACTTTTGGCCACCAAAACTCCAGAGAAGTTCATTGGCGCAGTCAATGATAAAGATGGGGAGGTTAAGTATGCAATTGAAAGCCTTGTAGATATTGGCGCTCTGAAACTAATCGGTACTTCATTTATCATCAAGGATACCGGGACAACCTTTGCCCACAGTATGGATGAGGCAGTTATTGAGTGGCAGAAACCTTCTAACAAGGAGTTAATTGAGATTCTAAAAACAAAGCTGGTTGAAGCCGTTCGTAACAACAAGGCTAGAACAAAGGCTGAGGCATAACAACTGATAACATGCGAACTGTAAAAGAAATGCATATCTACGTTAGAAGTAACGTACAACTACTATCCTCTAATCGTTCTCGTGCTTTACAGAAAGATGAGATTGATTGGGAATTAAACAAAGCTCAAACAGATTATATCAAGAGATATATCAAGCAAAGGCCGGATGGTAGTTTCGAAGTGGATACTCTACACAGCTCCGCAATTCAGAAGTTGGTTAACAACAGAACTCAAATAGATCCAATCAGATTATCAATGGAAAGCAGTTTCCCTTTACCGGGAGATTGCTTACACCCATTGAGTGCTGTATGTTATAATAACAAAACCTGCCCATATCCTACTGGAGAAACAGTTCCAGTACCTACACCAAAGAAGATTCAGATATGGGGAGTAGATTATCCAAGATCAGTTCTTACTACTGGACCGTTCTATGAAGAAGTAAAACTCTTTGATGGGGTTACAGAACTATACACATTTCCATATACTGATGGGTTTCCATCAAAAGATGACGGGTTCGTACCTCTCAATGAATTACTAACATACTCATACTTAAGATGGGAAAGATTCTTAGATGTAAATCAGAATAATAAACTGCTACTCATAGTAGGAGATTCGTATTACACGGGAACAGCCACAGGTCTTAAACTAAGGATAGATGGAGATGATACCAACTTTACTCTGCTAAAGGAATACACATGGAGCGAGCCTGTTCTAAATCCTACTCAAGGATTAGAACCATTCCGTATTATTCCACATGATAACGGAGAAAGCGTACTTACAACCCCTTACTACAATAACTCTGTTTCCAATCCTGGAGGATACTGGAACAATGAAGCAATACACTCTGAAAAAGATTCTTCTTTTACAGTCCTTTCTTTATTCTTAAACTATGTTAGGAAACCTCGAACAATCTCCTTAACATTGGGCCAGCATTGTGAATTACATACCGACTATCACAAGGAGATATGTGATTTAGCAGTAGAAAACATCATGAGTCAGACACTAAGTCCGGCTTATGAGGCAAAAGTGGGACAAGATAGATTGCGGGGAAATCTAGCAACGTAATTAAATACTTAAAGATATGGCTAAGAAATTATATGCCCAAACAACCAAAGGCTACAATGGAGAGACCTTAATCACCAAAACTGGTGTAGAATACTCAGCAGCTACAACTCTAGCTCTCTTTTTATCAGGACCTGAAGGAGCTATTGCTGTATTCAATGCTACAACCAATGTTCCTATTGGAGCACTTGGAGTAATGGTTGATGGAACATCTTATTACGTAGGAGTATTAAGAGATGGCAAGATTGCCAAAACTCAAGAGTTTGTTTATAAGTTGGCAAGTTGCCGCTTAGTAGCATATCAAGCACCAGTTAAACAGGTATCAACACTTACAGTAGTTGGTGCTTATGTGCCGGTTTTATATGATGAGTTCACAATCAAGATTCTTGATCCATCAGCAACCCTTGGTAATCAACCAATTCCTGTATATGCGTATACTGTAAATGCTAAACCTGCAGAAACTCTTGACCAAGTAATGCAACGTTTGGTGGACTCAATTAATGATCCTAATAATGTTACACACAAAGAGGACGATCCTGTAGTATCCGCAGTATATACTGCTGGTACAGACTCAATAGCTTTAACAGCTATAGATTTTGGAACATATTTCGAAGTGGCTGTAGGCGGTGTTCTGGTTGGTCGTACCACATTAGCAGCAACAACCCCACCAGTACTTGGTAATGGTACCTACGAGCAAGCGGCTCAACTTGAAAGAGAAGGTTGGATTGACGAAGGTTACGGAACCAATTATCCAGAAATTGGAGTACCATCAGAATGGGGACAACCTTCAGTGTTTGCAGCAGTTGGAACTACCTACTCATTTATCCATGTAGATGCAATACGAGTAAAACAATCAGTAGCAAACACAGTTACTGATAGACCTTTCCACATTTTACTGATCATTCCTTCAAGCGGTACTACACCATTGAACGAGCTTCAAGTGAACTTTGGATTATAATAAGACCCTGTACACCTGTTATACTACCAAAAGCCTGAGAGAGATCTCAGGCTTTGTTGTATATTTACTTTTGGACTTGTACTTTTGAAACATGAAAACACTGGATCAGTACTCAGTATTAATAGCAGAACGAGTAGGTAGACAATTCGATGTAGCCTTTCGGGAAATGTGCAAAGACAGATTCAAGTACTGGAGAGCACGATTGCTGAAGGATTCGTTAGAGAAAAAACCAGGGGATAAGAAATACTTCACACAAACTATATACATGCCAATGGAGAACAGACTAGATACAGACTGTTCTGGACTTGACTGTATACCTGTCAGTAAAACAATTTCAGTAAGCAAATATGATGTTCCGGGAACTATTCGTACAGGAAAGATGTATGAATATCTTGGGGCTATTAATGGCAGGAAAGCATTCGTAGAGGGATCGGCATCTAATTCAGATATACTGGCAGCGGGTAGATTCCCCGATACTGTATACTGGAAATGGAATCAGAAAGTAGCAGTAGACAAAGCCAGTATTCCTGTAATTATGATACAAGATGTATTTGATGATCCTGAAGCAGCAAGACCATTTGAATGTCTGGATGGTACTACATGCTTGCCAGTTGAAAACTGGATATTCCCAATATCAGGAGATCTTGCTCAGCAATGCATTCAGTACATCTACCAAATAGACTTTGGATTAGATAGGCACAAGGATCAGAAGATAGAGATCGTAACCAATCCAGCAGAAATAACTAAGAGCTAACATGCAGGAGAAACGACCTATAACAACAGGGCCTCTATGGCTAACATACGTTCAGAATGTGTTAAAAGAACATCCTGATTATAAGGTTAAGCAGAGAAATGGATACACAGAGAATTATTACATTCTAGACAAAAATGGGAAAGAAGTTACTAACTTCGGACGGTTCAATCTAGCATTGGAAAGATTCTTCTATAATGCCGGGGATCTGATGTTAGAGACAGGCGGTATGATGTGTCTTCCTGGAGTAGGAAGAATGTATATGGCTAGAATAGAGACACACCCAATGTCAAGACAGGTAAATTTCCATGAAACAATGAAGCAGGAACCACGGCCTAATGGAACTCGGCCAGCAGTATATAAAGAAAATACAGAATGGGTAAAGATCTGCTTTCTGGCAGATGAGAAGTTAAGCAACTATGAGTTTGTAGCTTCTAAACCATGTTGTAAGAAGAATGAAACAAGCTTAGTAGGTAGGTTATGTAACATGATGAAAGCCAGCCCACTACTAAGATTGAAGTATGAATACCAACCATTGGATAGGCCAAAAGAAATAGGAAGAAGAAGACTTGTTAAAAACTCCTAACTATGCAAACAGTAAGTTTAAAAAGAATCATGAGCTCTATCATACGAGCAGTAGGTTCAGGGGCTAATCAGTATCTATCAGATATGCCTGAATGGATATGGGATGGAATGGAACAATTACAAACACAAATGACATTGAAGCAAACAGCTACATGTCTAAATGTGTGCTTCCATGCTGCAGATTTACCATGTGGATTATCATATGTAGATGCAGTTATCTATCAGGGAGTTAGACTACAAGAAAAACAAACATCCCTAATACCCTCATTGTACAGTTGTGCAGGAAGGGCGGATAACATAGCAGCCTTCACATCAATACCGGTATTGATTCCAGTTGAGTTTGCTGGAGAGGTAGTACCAGATGTTGATGGGAATATTAACCATTTCAATTGGACATTACCACTTAGTGATGTACCAGAGTCTCAAAGTGCGTGGTTCCAACTAGAGCCAGGAGTTCTTAAGACCAATGTTCCTGATGGTAAGATGATAATAGTATACAGAACTATGCCAGTAGATACAGATGGATACCCACTGGTTCCAGATATAGGCCCATATAAAGAAGCCCTTATATGGTGGACAAGAGCCAGGATGATAGGGGCTGGATATAATGATCCTAAGTTCTCATTCAATGACTGTATGCACTGGTTTGAAAATGTATATGCCCCAAGAGCTATCGCTGAAGTTAACTATCCAAGTCCTAGTAGAATGGAGACCATAGTAGATTCATCAACCAGGCTATTACCACAAGGAGATTACTTCCAATCGTTCTACAACGTAGATAAAGAAGGGGTTTATAGAATACCACATTACTAGTATTATGCAAAAAGGACTATACAGTGATACTCGTCCACAGGAACAACCTGAAGGAACATACATTTTTGGTAAGAACGGTATTCAGCACTTCAAAGAGGGCACAATATTCAATGAGCCTGGTTTTAAAGTGACAGCTGCAGTAATACCATACAAACCAAATGGTATTATAGAGATAGACAACCGAGCTATTATTTTTTCTACAGATAATGTCAACTCTGCTATTGGGTATTATAATCCTGTAACTGAACTATACGAGGCTAAGATTGATGATGCAACTTTGCCTATAAAGATGAACTTCAAACTTGATAACCCTATTACCGGTCAATGGGAAAGGAATGATCTTGGAGAAAACATCATAGTTTGGAGAGAATCTGATAATCCACCTAGATATGTAAACTTAGATAATACAGGCCCACTAACAGACATCAAGAACCTAAATCTATTCTTAGAGGCTAGTGCTCCTACGATTACAACGCAAGTAGTAGCTGGAGGAAACCTCTTAAGAGGCGCATACTACATTGCTGTTGGATATGCTAACAGAGATGGCTCTGAAACAAATTTCCTGAGAACTTCACAACCTGTCAGCATCTCTGGAGAATCAGAGATTACAGATAAGGCTATTCAAGTAACCATTACAGACACAGACCCTAATTACGAACTAGTACGTGTAGCTATCATTTCCAGAGTAGGGGGAGTATTTACAGCTAAGGAATTACTACCATTAACTAACAACGGGACTATTACGGTTATTATTACCGGGAATAACTTCACAACCGATATAACTCTTGCCGAAGTAATTACTCCTTTTATAAGCTATACCAGAGTAGGGGCTATGGGAGTTTTACACGAAA